TCATAAGTTTGTTGAGGCGTAACTGTTATTGTTTTTGGCATACGTTATCCTTTTGATCTTGTTCGTATAACTAAGTTCAAGACCGTCACGCATCCAAGCAATAATTAAGATGGTGGTACCATCATCGCTTTGAAGCCTAACCAGAAAGCAGCTGCTGATCCTGCGACGATTATACCGACGAGTGTTAGAAGTCCTTTTTTTCGAACCGCTGCCGCAGCTACTCGCCACTCACGCAAGTGTTGAAAATCTCTTTGCATTTCGATTGGGTCGGTAACGTCCATACCCATTTTTGTGAAAGCGTCTTGGACGGCCTCCTCAAGCAGCGACTTTAGTTCTGCCCTTGTCAAGCTGATTTGAGTTTGATCGTCCATGTTACCTCCAGGAATAAAAAGGCGTGCCCGTTAAGACACGCCTGGTATTAGTACCAGCGCGTGCTTATTTAGACGCGGGGCCTTTCTTCACTGCTGATGCGTCAGCACCGCCAGCTTGTTTTGCTTCTTCTTTTTTGCTTGCTGTGTCGGCTTCCTTCGCCTCAACTGCAGCAACTTCTTTTTCGATCTTCACGCGCTCAGCTGCACTTGGGTCAAACAGTTTAAGTTTGCCTTTGCTTTTCGCAATTTGAGTCGCATCAGCATAACCGAAGAATTTTCCATCCTTGCCTTTTGAGACAGGATAAGTGGTCATGTCTTTTGCCATTTCATTGTCCTTTCATGTCGGGTAATGTTACACGCAAATAGGCGGGACTAAAAGCCCCGCCTAAGCTGTTTCTTACGCAGGATAGACCGTTGATGCACGAAGCACTTGCGCGCCGAGCATTGGGTCAAGAACCTGAGTACCATAAAGAGCATCAAGTGCAACGAAATTCGAAGCAGTATCACCGTCATAGTACATACGAGCACGAACAGACAGACCGGAGATCTCGTCAGTCACAGTTGCCATTTCCGCACCACGACCGTCACCAGTCATTGGTAGAGGAGCAAATGCAAGTGCAAACGCATTTTTGTGGAACATAAGATTGCGGATGTGACCAGCTTCTTGAATTGCGTCAAGTTGATTGAAAGTCACAACAGCGTCGTCTGCAGTGTTCCGACGAAGGTCAGGGTAGAACACAAGGTTGCCTGCGCCAGCTGCAAACGTAGTGTCAGCAGTCAACGTGTAAACCGTTGGGTCGCCTGCAATTGTGAACGTGTCACCAATTTGAACAGTTTCAACACCTGTGAAACCATCAACAGCAACTGTGTTCGCATTTGCTTCATAACCACTCGCGTTGTTAACAGCACCAACACTGTCGCCTGACGCGTCAGACGCAGTAGCAGTCGAACTCATTGCGCTCATATCAACGTCAGCGTTCTGCGATGCAAACACTTCAACACCAAATCGTTGACCCAAAGAGCCATTCATCAATGCAGCGTTATTCGCACCGTCGCCTGTGATACGTGCTTCGTGGAAAATACCAAGATCCAAGAATGCTGCTTCCATGCCGGAGTCAACAAGGTAATGGATCATGCCAGCGTCCATTGGAACTTCGTTGTTCCGAAGAACTTTACGAGGACCAGTAATGAAGCCGCTTGAAGCCGAACCAGAAATGTGCGCTTTAGGACCAACTTTGGAACCCAACGCGTGCAAGTCTTGGTCGATCTTGTCTGCAAGTGCGTAAGCAGCAGGCGTGATGTGATCGGTGATGATCTGTTCGGTCGTATAAGCAAGTTCACGGTCAGTGAGTTTGTACTTAACTTCCTGGTGGTTGTTCAGTTTGATTGCAACGTTTTCGCCAACAACATCCTGCGCGCTTGAACCCGTACCTTTGACGTGCTCTTGAGCGGTGAATTTCGTTGGGCGTTTAAGGTTGATCGTGTCACCTTTTTGGTTGCCTGAACCATTTCGTTCTTGCTCAGCACCACGGTGAACGCGGCCTGCCATTCCCAGCGCTTTGTAGAGCTGGATCAGGGCCTCCTGAGCGTAGAACTCGGGATTGTAGTTACCCAGAGTATTTGGCATCGTAATTTTCCTTTCGATTGCCTTGCGCCGAAGCGCGATTTAATGAACCGCGCATCAGCGCGGCGGTTCGAGATTAAGCTACGATTTGCAACGCTACGCCAGCATCAGCAGCTGCTTTCTTAGCAGCTTGATATTTCTGAACGTCACGCGCATCAGCGCGGCTAATTGTGTGACTTCCGCCACGATTGTTCCCGCCGCCTGCACCGCCACCAGAAGGAGCTGGGAACCAATGTGGTGCAGTCTCTTTCATAGTTTCGAGCCATTCAGCGGGGCTCATAGGAGTCTTACCATCTTTGCCATAAATAGTACCACTTGAGTTTTCAGGCACAAGTGAACCATCATCTCCGACCTTAAAGACGCCCATTGCACGCGACAACGCGTCTTCAATGGCTGACGGAACGAGGCCTAATTCAACAGCTGCTTGACGGAGACCGCCTTCAACTTTGAGCTGCTTAACAGTGCTTTGAGCGCCATCGTAGTTGCCCATTGCTTCTGCAAGTTTCGTTTCCAAGTTCTCGATCTGTTTCGCATGGTCCGCTTGCAAGCGTTCTGTGCGACGAGCGATAACTTCGTCAGTTTTGCCTTCTGCGAGGAGTTTTGCTTCCTCGTCGTTTTCAAGTCGCGACATAATGTTTTTGACAGCTTCGGGATCATAGTCGCCCCAAGTCTGGCTCATTTCATCGAGTTTCTGTTGGAGAGTTTTCTTCTCGCCCAAAATCTCGTCGCGGTTTGCTGCTAGTCCGGAAGTCGCTTCCTTAATAGCGGAATCGAGCAATGCTTTTACCTCGGGGGTATCTGCACCAAGTTCGATTTCTTTACCTTCTTGGTCAAAAAATGGCATAGTGATATTATCCTTCTCTTCGGCTCTGCCTAGACCGCTCCTGAGGCCCTCAGGTTTGTCAGTCAACCCGAAGATAGAAAAAGGACTTCAGACCTGCAAGCGAGTTATTGAAGATGCTATAACTCGGTTATTCTAAAAATAAGGTACTGTTCAATTTGATGTTGAACGAACAAAAGGCCACGCAGTTTAACGCGCGGCCTTTTGCCAGATACAAGATCACCTCCTTTCGGAGCTAAACGATCAAAGGGTCTCCTCGTGACGGTTTATTTGTGATTGCTTCACACCGAGACAGCTTAATGAACGCTTTTGCACGTCTATGTTATCGCGCTGGTTTAAAGCCGTCTACCGTTGATCGAGGTCGATATAAACTGAGTTATGTGAGTAAAAAGGTCTTAATCAGTCTTGCTGAAATCCAGGAGGGGGTGTTGTTTCATCAACACCAAATCGTTTTTCAGTTGTCCTCCCATGAGCGTAAGTTGTAGTTGGAGCAGCTCCACCTGCAACAAGAGCGATTAAAAGACCACTTGCGTCCGAAAGCGTAACTCTGCCAAGCCAAAGCAAAGCAAGAATAGTTGCGAGTGTTGCAAACCAACCAAAAACAAAACACCAAGCCAACGCAGGTCTCCACCACGCTTTCGCTTTTTCAAGGCGTGTCATTATAACCTCGCAGCTTGAACGTGCATCCAATCGAAATTTCGTTCTCGACCTAGTGCAATCCAACCTTCAGCTTCCCAGGCTTCCCAGAACGGAACAGCGTCATCATGAGACAATCTTGCACGAGGCTCTTTCCAGCGTAATTGATTTCGTTCAGGATCGAAGTCAATCGCAATACCCCAACTGTGCATTGAATAACGAGATCCCCCTCGCATTTTTCTGACGTTCAACGAACCGCCGAAAAGATCTAAGCCAAGTTTTTTTATTCCTGCGTCACCATAGCTCGAATACACACGTTGCATTGCACGAGAAGCACTATCTGCTACTTTCTCGTGAAGTGTCATTTTTTGGATAAATCTACGCTTATCCCACGCAAGTCTCATTTTCCAAGGAGGCGTAATTCGTGTTTGATTGGTTCCGACTTTTCCATAAAAACTTTCAACATTACGTTGACGAGGAAAGCTTGATAGTGTTGAAGTTCTTTGTTGAAGTTCATCACGCCCTTGAATTACAGGTTCACCTGATGAAGAACTGACACGTAGCGCAGCAACGGTTACTTCGTCAGCTTTTCCTGTTGGAGTTAAGTTTCGGGATTTTTGAAAAGCTTTAATGCCAGCAATCGTTGTCTTACCGATAATACCATCAATCCCACCAACTGGAAAGCCGTGAGAAGTTAGTCTGCTTTGCAACCACTGTTCGAAGGTCATAGATTTGCATCCTTAAAGGCTTGAGGCTGGCGACGTTTCAGTTCCGCCAAAGTATAATAGTGGCCAGCATCATTTTGAAATCTATCAGGCGTGACTCCGCCTTCCTTCCACAGCTTCATTCGAGCTGGACCTAACACCTCACTTTGCGTTGCAGACGACTGTCTTGTCAACCATTCAAAGTAGGTAGTGTTTGCAGGTACTTGACCATCCATTGACGCGCGAGTTGCGGGAGGCAAGTCTTCAACGTCAAAGCCAAGTTCTTTCCAGGATTTAGTTATGGCCACTGTTGTCGATCTGCAATTGATGTGAGCAGGTGGTCTTGCAAATGGTGGATCAAGTTTTGATGAACCTGCAGGCGGTGTCCAATTTGGGTCATCCACCACAGGACCAACTCTACCATCTCGTTCCCTGCAAATCGGTGTTGTTCTTGTGTCGAGTGTCGCGACCCATCGAACACCTTTGAGTAAGTGAGTGTTTGACTCCCAGACTGCTTGACGACCTTGATTTGTCGCGTGATTGATTGACGTTCGAACAAGAGCTTCAAGTCCACGCCGTCTTGCCTGTAGTGCACCGTCTTTAAATCGCGCGCTTTTTGTTCCGATCAATTCTCGGACAATATCGTCGCTTGTTGAACCAGAGGTTATTCCATCAACAATCGTTCGCCAAGTTGTCTCAGTGAGTGACCTATGAAATGCTCTTGCCCATTCAGTGGTCGTTGCACCATTGAACGACGTTGAAGTTGCAGCTGTTTGAAGCACGCCCAAATTAGGCGTGGTAACGTCAAGACCTGCGGGCAGTATTCTAACGAAAGCAGCTTCTTCAACTTCAGCCGCTGCTTCTAAAGCATCACGAACATTTGAAACAAGTACGGGGGTTAGCTCACTCTCAAGTGCTTTAATCAGATTCCCGACTTGAATACGAAGGGCGTTTAAACGTGCTTCCGTGAAACGCCCTTCATCAATGTTTGCTCCTTGTAGGATAGTTTTTAGATTCTCTTCGACTCGACGAAGGATCAGAAGAGCCTCACGGACTTCTCTGTTCTGTAGCCGGATCCATCGCACTTGCTGTGCGACTTGAAAATCCATAAAACGTTCATTCAAGGAAGTCATGATTTACTTTTTCTTGCCGCTCTTTTTACCGCCGACTTTCTTGCCGCCCTTTTTACCTTTTCCGTAACCCATTCCTTTTGGCATTGCATTCTCCTATTCACATGATTTAGTGCCTGTCTTAGGATCATACACGCAAGCCTCGCCTGAGACAATCGCTTCCATTTGCTCTATCTCGTTTTCAGGTATTGACTCGTCAAGTGACTTCATAATGCCAAATCGTTTTCCATCGAGCCGGAATGTAGTACATCCTTTCGCACCAGCTTTCCATGCTTCTATATAAATGTTCTTGAAGTCATCAAAAGAAACATCTCCGCCAACATTACAGGTCTTGGAAATTGAACTGTCAACGTAACGTTGAGCAGCGGTGTATACTTGCACATGTTCAAGAACGCTGAGGTCATCAGCGCGTCGTCCTTTGACGTTAAACTCACGCACACCGTAGTCATCAATCTCAACGTACTGTTTGGTAACGCCATCTTGATTGATTATCTCGCGACCAGTTACGTATGAGAAAACGGGTTCAACGCCTGACGACATATTGTCAGCAGTTAATGAAATTGTACCAGTCGGCGCAATGGACGTTAAGTGCGAATTGCGCAAACCGTGTTCATTGATCAGTTCAAGAACGTCATCGTCAAATACGCCACTATTGATGAACTCGCCTTTCATGAACTTTTCTTTATCCCAGAGAGGGAAAGGCGCTTTTTCTTTTGCAAGAAGAGCTGATGCTCGGTAAGCTTCATTCAAAAGTATGCGAAGAATTCTATCTTGTGTTTTGATGTAGCCAGCTGAACCATAAGGAAAGCCCATGGCTTCAATTGCGTTCGCAACGCCTGTCACACCGAGCCCCATTCGACGTTTGTCTTTTGCTTCTCTTTCCTGTTGAGGAAGCGGGTAAAGAGCTTCATCAATAACATTGTCCATCATTCGAACGACGCCTGGAATGTCTGCTTTAAAAGCCTCTTCGTCAAAGAAATATTTGTCACCAAATTTTCGAACGTATTTCGGAACAACATAAGACCCAAGCAAACATGCGCCATAAGGAGGCAGTGGTTGTTCACCACAAGGGTTTGTTGCTGCTATGACTTCGCAATAGTAAAGGTTGTTCATCGAATTTATTCTGTCGATGAAAAGCACACCTGGTTCAGCCCAGTCCCAAGTGGCTTGCATTAGTTTGTTCCACAAAGGAAGTGCTTTAACTGTTCGAACAACTTTACCATCGAATACGAGATCAAAGTCGCCATCAGATTCAACAGCTTCCATAAACTTGTCAGTCACCGCGACTGACACGTTAAAAGCAGACAACCTGTTTTGAATTGAAACTTTCTCGACCATGTCGAGCATGAAAGGCTCCATTTCAACAAAGAAGTCGAGGCGTGCAAGAGTTTCATCGTCTTGCTTTTCTTCGTATGCTTTTTGGAGCTCTGTCTTCTTCATGCTTAGAAGCATTTGTGCTTTCATCACATCGTCAGACAACGCAGCTGTCTTCGCGTCGATGAATTCTTCAATGTCTGGATGATCAATGCGCAGAACGCCCATCTGCGCGCCACGTCGGCCGCCTGCTGATCGAACTGTCTTACATGCCGCGTTGTAAATGTCCATGAATGAGACAGCACCAGATGCTGTTGAACGCAACGACTTGATAAAAGCACCACGCCACCGAAGCGTTGAAAAATCGTAACCAATACCGCCGCCCATTCGCATTGTTTGGAAAGCTTCTGAAACTTTGTCGATGATGTCTACGGAATCGTCTTTGATTGTTCCGGACACAAAGCAGTTATGCGCGCAAATTCGCATCGGCGCACCCACAGCGCGTTGCACACGACCTGCAGGCATAAAATTCTGATGAAGTAGTGTCAGATAAATGTCGCGCCTGTGTGCCTCGTTGTCTGCAAGTTTGTCTGCAATGCGCCAACACATGTCTTGAAACTGTTCGTCTGGGCCAATGCGGTATTTCTGGATATGTTGGTCAATGCTGACGGGATGGCTTGGCCCATACATAAAGGCGCTCCTTTTCTCTTGTGTGATGAAAACGGGCGCCTTGTGACGCCCGCTGAACCACTATGGACGATTACAAAGAATCGTTCAATGAACAATTAAGAATCTGTCAAAATAAGGTATGCTAAAAGATGTTAACAATATGATAAAAGCCACGAATTGATCAGTCACATGGTGCATCTACGCGTTTAGTGATATTCCTTCAGTATGACTCTCGCTGTTGTTACCATTATCTTTTGCCTTCTTGTGAGCCCGCGGCTTCTTCTTCACCGGACTCGTCTTCTTTTGGCTTAGACTCGGGCGCCTGCTGAGCAGCTGCGCCAAGTAGCTGATTTACGCCTAAACCAAGATCACCGCCCTCCTCTTCGATCAAGTCTTTCTCGTCTTCAAAAGAACGATCAACGGGAGCAATTTCACCAGACTGTAAGTTTTCATATAGCGTTTGATGCGACATTGCACCTGAT